CTGTTTGCACCGGCCTGGCATCTGTGGATTGAGATGAAGCGCACCAAGGGAGGGAGCCTAAGTGCAGAGCAGAAAGATTGGATTCAATACCTTGAAAGTGAAAATTATTATTGTATTGTCGGAAAGGGTGCAGATGATGCCAAAGCAAAGATCAAAGAGTTTTCAAAAAAAGAATTAACAAGTCCATTGTTGATAAGGGAAAAAGAATGAAAACTAATCAGATGTGCAACGGCAACTGCAACCAGGGCCGAAGCTGCGACTGCGTGACATACGTATTCGATGGCTTGTTTACTTTGGGTTTTATGGTGACGGTGCTGGCGGTTGGCGGCATCGTCGGGTTTCTCGTTGGCTATTTGGTGGGGGAGTGAAAATGGCGTTTTACGAAAGCGAAGCAGTTACGCTAAAGAGCTACAACACCCTGCGCGACCTGCTGCGGCGGGTAACAGCCGAGCGCGATGCCTGCGCTCAGATGAACGATGACCAAGCGCGGCGGGTGTTTGCAGCGGAGGCCGAACTCGCAGAAACCAAGCGGCTGCTGGTGGAGGCGCGAGAAGAAGGAAGGCGGGAGGGGCTGCGGGAGGCGGCTGAGATGGTGGAAATGACCGACCTGTCAAAAGTTGCAGACCCAAGTTGGAAGTTATTTTTTGCTGATATGTTTATACAGATAGCGGCAAACATTCGCGCATCGGAGGGGAAATGAACGACAAGTCACAGTTTGAAGTAGTTTGCGGAATGAGCGGCTTCGCTCCAATTCTATTACCAAAATACACTTGGTCGTGGAAACTACACGGCGATTCTTGCACACAGTTTAGCGATACATCAGCGCCCTGCTGGTTTCACCGTCAGATGCAGCGTTTAATTCTTGGGATTCATTGGAGGAAACTTTGACCTTCCTAACCGAACTGAAAGAAGTCCTACAAAACTCAAACGCCGCACTTGCTGGAGTATTTCTCCGCAACCACGCAAAGGAGATTATCAATCTGGTGGAGGTTGCGGAGAACGCAATGCTCGTCTATCAGACTAACGCGCAAAACTATCCGATTGCGGTTGCAATGGAAAAAATGCGGGAAGCCCTCGCCGCGCTGGACAAAGAGCCAATAGACCCCAACAAATGGGCCTTTGACCGGGGGCTGGAGAGCTACTAACTACGCATAAGGCCGAGTTCCGGCCTTGTCAATAATTAGCGCCTGACCTCTGGGGCTGAAATTGATGCTATTCGGGATGCTGATGTGCGTCCAGCGGTCAAATTCCCGAATGACCTGATCGTAGCCAATGCCGCTGGCGACGATGGCCTTTACCACTTCGTCGGGAGTCATGCCCGGCACTTTAAAGTCCGCAGCGCAGCCGATCCGGTGCTGGCTGGTGTCCTTAGACCCTACCGCGTCATTAACCTTTTTTGTCCGCAAACCCGACGAGATCATAATCGGCTTCCCGGCCAGAACCTCTTTTACCTGCTCCAGAAAGGCCGCTAAACGCCCCAGGTTGGCTAGTTCCTGATCGTTAGGGGTGTTATCCCACCCGTTACGTTCTGCGGTTTCTGAGGCTGTCAGTTCCTCAAGCGTAAAATGTGCTGTCAAATTCATTTTGCCGCCTTGGAGAGTAGATCCGTTTTGGCTTGGGAGCCAGCGGACGAGCCGAAATAGTAGGCAATAATCCCCGTCCAGGCGGTGCCTAGACTGCCCAACATCATCAGGATTGCCGGGTTGCTGCTGTCAATTTGATTGAAAAACATCATTCCCATAATGCCGAAAAAGCCAACGGTGACTGACCCTGCTAGGATTGGCGGCATCATCGACCGAGTTGTGGCCTGCATTTCCCTAGCCGACTTTCTATCCTCGACCTCAAGTTTCTCAAAGTTAAGACCCAACTCCTGCGCCTGCTTTTGCAGCTCAATCTCGGCAATCTTGACCTGTGCAATCTGCTCGGCTGACAGCTTGTTATTGGCTATCAGGTCGCCCACCTTGGCCTCGTCTACGCCAATGGCCTTGGATATGGCAGACACGGCCATTCCAGCCAAGGGACCACCAAGTGCGGTCGCAATCGTCGGGGCAATCTGTTTGAGCCAGTCCATTTTAGATTCCTTTTTTCATCAAAATTGTCGAGGCAATCATCATCATGGATTTTATGTGATCCATGTTTTCCGGCTGTGCTGGCCAGCCTATCGTGATCTGTCCGATGAACCGGCTCATGTCGGGGGGCACGCTAATCCTGCAAGTGTAGGTAATGCCTTGCTGGATATACCATAGCCCCAATTCACTCTGTGGTCGCAGGTATGGGCCGCATGGTGTTTCCCCGGCCATCAGACTGACAACATCGTTGTTGTTGGAATGATTTGCAGTAAACAGGCCAACATCAATGCCTTCCAATTCCTTGCTGCGTCCATCCTTGGTATAAAGCCGATACAGGACACGGTTCCCAAGCAGTGGATTTACCTTAAAAATTGCGACGAATGTTGTGCCAGTGTGCCTGAACAGCAAAGCAGCCGCATCGTCTACACGATCTTCGTAAATGACCGGCATCCGCTTGCTCTCCTGGTATGCGCCGATCAACACCGCTTGATTTGTCCACACAAAGTAACCAGCAAACGCTACTAACCCCATCACCAGTATTGAAATCAGCTTAAATGGCGAATCTACATACCCCAAGACTTTGTCCAGGGTCGTGTTTGCATTTAGATTTTCATTGCTCATGCCGACTTCTCTTATCCCAAGCATAATCCCCAAAATATTGATATGACATGAATTTATAGGTGTGCCGGACAAGAAACAGCGTAATCGCAACGTGCCGCATTATGGTTGTTGGCGCTACGTCGTAGCCATCGTCAAACCAGGCTTGCGCGGTAACAATCACCTCGGTCATTACTAAAAGCAGCAGTGACAGTCTGCCCAATAGCCCGTCCTGAAAGCCGCTGTGATAAATTAAGATCAGCGCACAGATAATGCAGATTACCGCGCAAATGACATCGACGCTCATTTGAGTTTGTCTCTTATGATTGCCGCCAGATCAAGATTATGCACCGTTTCCATAATCTTGCTCGTAATGCTCAGTCCAGCAAAACCAATGGTGAACGCGACAATCGACCAGTAAACTTTCTGATCTAGATGAAACCAAACTAGGACTGGCTCGGTCGCCAGCACCGTAACAGACAATCCGCCGCAGAACTCAAACGTCCTCTGCAACCTGTTCCTCGCCGGGCCACTCAGCGCCGCAAATGCAGCACCAAGCGCACCGGGTGAGAATGCTTTAATTGCTGCCCATACATCGGCTGCGAAATTGTTTTCCATTTTTATTCCTGCTACTGTTGACCAAATAAGCCAGCCGCCCTTGAACGTCGATTTCGCTCCTCTAGCAATTGCAATTCTAAATTAGTGTTTAATAGTCCAGCTTGGTAAGTAGGATTTATAATCGCCGGATAGTTTGCATCTGGCAGCACGCTTTTTGCTCTTGATGCAACTTGCCCCACCCTTCCGGCACCATACAGCATTTCACCCATTAATCGAGGGGATGAAACAGCGGCCATGCCAGCAGCAGCAGGAAGACCGCCAGTGCTAAATGCGCCAATGACAGATGGAACTGCTGTTGCTCTTTGCAAACCACGGGGAACAATTTCGCTCATAGCTTGACCGGCAAGTGCTGGCATCATTTCCCGACCGCCAGCCGCCACAAGTTCTTGGGCTAAATTTATTCGTTGGCCGTAGTTTGTCTGGACGTTATTACGCATCAACGATTGCAACTTACGCATTGCGGTATCAGCAGATGCCTTTTGACCCAAAGAAAGGGATCGTTCAATTTCTTTAATCAAATCACTTGCATCGCTATATGCCTTCATTGTTTTGGCATATTCAGGCGCTTGTTTTGTTATTTCTTTTTTTATTGATTCGTAAACGCCACCAGCAACAGTACGAGCCGTTTTTTGCTCGTATGGGATAGTTTCTAAAATCCCGCCAATTTTTTGTTTTAACGCATCAAGACCTTCTGGTGTGTGAAATTGAGCCGGATCAAGACTTTTCCAATTACTGATTTCAGATTTAATTTCAGATACAGCATCTGCGGCTTTTTGATTTCTAACTTGTCCTTTAAAAGTTGCAATGTTCTCTGCTGTATTAACTGCTGAATCAATACCTGCAAAATCTAATACACTTGTATCAGCCTTGATAGCTTTCATATTGGTGCGATACTCAGCTTGCTTTGTTGCATTCATTGCAGCAAGATTTTGTTTAGCTGATTCAAGAACTGCTTCAGTGGGAACATTGCCGCGCAAGTTCTCTATAAACAAATTACCAATATCT